GGAGTTTCTGGTGTTTCGCGCCTCCCCTGATGATATAACAAAGGTTGTCTTTCCTGTGGTAATATGTGCTGTTATAGAACGTGACGCACCGATAAAGATGCTTCATTTCCTGGATGAATTCGCCCAGATACTCCTTTCCAACCTCCACGTAACATGTCAAAGGCGATATCTCGCTGATACACTCGAACAATCGCTTATAGAAGTACTCGAAACTCTTCTGGTGATCCACGCGCCCGGCTTTTGTGTAGAAAGTATTGAGGTTACCGAGGTTCCATGGCGGGTCGACAAAGATCAGGTCAGCATGTTTCATAAAGGACGGGAGGGGATCGAAGATGTTATGAGGCGCGACCATGCTCCCGTCATCGAAGACGGCCACCTGTCCCTTTTCAATGGGGTGGCGCAAGTAAGCATCCCCGTAAGTCCATCTATTCATCGTCGCGCACCTCCACCATCTCCCATGCCCGGGAATAAATCTGATTCTTGAACAGTTCCGCGATTCCGGTAACCTGTTTGAGGCGAAAAACCTCCTCGGCCTCCATGCCCAGCTGCTGCGCGATGGCCTCATCGTCCAGCCCCTGCTCGACCAGCGCCCGCACCAGATCCGCCATCAGCTCCACCTGGTGGACTCCCCGCGCCCGATTGAACTGCACTGTCGCAGCCATCCGCTTGCTGATGTCGTGGTCAAGCACAATGATGGGCAGTTGTTTGGCCCGCAGCCAGTCCCGGAAGATCAAGTAGCGGTGGAAGCCGTCCACTATTACGTACTTGCCCAAATCGGGGTCCCACACCGTCACGACCGCGAAACAAAACCCATTGGCCAGTATGGATTCCTCCAGCAATGCCATGTTGTTCGCGGCGACGCTGTTCGGGTTGTAGTTGTTGGCCTGCACCAGATCAATGTCCACGACCTTCACTTTCAGACAAGGCAGCGCAACAGGCCCCTTGGCGGTTTCAATGACCATCATAGCAATTCCCTCCATCTTTTAATGGCCTCGTCCCTCGGATCGGGCTTGTTGTCAATCGGCAGATTATTCTCATAATCGTTCAGCAGCAGCTGGCGACACTGCTGTCGCGCCACGTAATTATTGTCAAGCTGCCTGCCGAACCGCTTTTGGAAAATGGTCCTTTTCTCCTCGTCAGGATAGGTGGCGAGCAAAAAGTCCCGATACTCCCTCCATGATTTATAGTTCTTCGGGAGCGTCCGCGCCCGCAGCATCTTGGCGTCTTTTCCATAGATGTTGCCGATGCTGATGCCTTTTATTCTTTTCAAAAGGCGGTCATATGTTTTGGGCTCAAACTCGGGCAGATCGACCAACGCCTTGAAAGACTTCTCATGTATCAGGCTCGAAACCCGAATCTCTTGAATGCCCATGCCCTTTTTGTACATGTAGTCATATATTTTGGAATACCTCAGATTGTTGTCGTAAATGTACTTCCAGATATCGTGGAAATTCCAGTCATACAACGGATAGAAGGCATAATTATTCCCCTTCCTGGTGGACCAGTAAATGTTCTTATACCCGGGATTTTTGGATACAGTACGCCAGCGGTTGGGACTTTCGGTGGCCCGTAGTCCAATCAGGAATGCGGTGTTCTTACGAGAGTTCTGGAAGTTTTCCAAAGCGTCGTAAAATCCAAATCCCTTAATTGGATTACCAACAGTTTCTTTGTCCTGCGGCCAGGGCTTGTGCTGGATCGAGAATGGCTTTTTGGAGCGCATCCAAATTTTATGCTTTCCTGATTCCCAGCATTTTAGCTGCCCCTCAATGAGGCTCGTCGAATTGGTGAGATTAAACTCGATTTGAAACCACAGTTTTACGGTGTTATCCGGGAAGAGGTTCATTAAATAATCAATCTGCTCCACCGTGCTGTCGTACACCACTTCCTCGTCCAGGAAAAAGAGGCCCACCTTTCGACCACGACCATGCGCCTCAGTCAGGACGAGATGCGCCAGCGTGGTGCTGTCCTTGCCACCGCTAATGGAGACAATGATGTTCTCGAACTCATCAAAGATATATGAGACACGCTCTTTGGCGGCCTCCAAAACGGATTTGTTAACATACACCTGCTTGAGCATAGAATTCATCCAACCTCCGAACCCAGGATTTTGCTTCGCCTAGATAATACATGTCCACCTTCAAACCGGAACTGAGGAATCGAATGTCCTCCATTCCGGTGATCTTCAGAAAATCGTTGAAGTCAAGACGCCTGTGCGGAAAGTCTATGATAACGTAGTGCTCGCCAGGCCGTGCCTCCTTGTACGTCTTGACGTTGGGCAGCTTGAACCGGTCATTCCTGGCCACGTAAAGCAGATTCGACTGAATGTACGGCTTTTTAAAGTTGCCCGCAAAGACATGCAATTGCCGGGGTATCGTGTCCGGGTCGGAATTCCCCAGCCCATCGAAAAGCTGCTCCTTCTTCCGCTGATATTTTTGGATATCTCTTTCCTCCAAGGGAGGAATGGCGATGTCCTCGACCGTAAAATGGTGAGGCTTTATCCGCACGTCCTCTTCCGCCAAATATCTGTAGTCGAACGATTTCCCCTTGTACTTTCCTTTGCTTTGAAAGTCCAAAAGGATCATGAAATTGTCCACTTCATTGATGAATGGCAGATACTCGAATATGATTTTGTGCCCCGTCTGGTTGCAGTAATGATGCGCACAGTTATAAGTCAGGTCGTTCCGGTTCTGGGTGCGCATGCACTCATTGAACACCAGGAGAGTCTTGGGGTCAATAACCTCCAGAAGGCGATAAAAATATTCGTACATAATTATGTTTTTGTACTCAACATGTTCGACGTAAATGGTCTCTGGGATATCCAGGGCCGGTAAAGGAAACATGTCGGGGAAAAACGCAAAAACCTTTTTTATCTCATGGGAGGTAAGGTAGCGGGCTATTTCAGCCCGCTTTTCCTCCTCGCCCAAACCCACCCGTATCATGATCACACCTCCGGCATGAAGCATACGGCCTGGCAGCCGCTCCACCAGTACGGGGGTCTGTAGCCGTGAAGCGCCAGATAGGCCGATTCCACGGTGTCCGGTAAGCCGAAATCCACCGGCACGGCCCTCGTCAATCGACCGTGATACGCTTCACTCCAATCTTCTGGCCAGATCTCGACCTTCCAAGAATCAACGGCACCGAACCCCTGGCTGCTCTTCTTGCCGATGTGTGTGATTGACCGGCACAGATCGAACACGGCGTCCATGTCTCCCACGGCATACCATTCCAGTCGTGGGAAGAGCAGAACAGTCATGGGCATTCGGAACGCCTTGAACCGTGCGGCCTTTACGTCGATCTTGCCGCGGCGTCCACCGAAATTGACGTATCTCTCAAATTGCTCGTCAAACCGCTTATGCCAGTGGGTGATGTACTCCCACGACGGCCTCACGGTGTTGAATGAGCATGCATAGTACCACAGGCGGTCATTGCCGCGCCGCTCCAACGGCAGGTCGGCATCAATCCATCCGGGCGACGTGGGGTCCGGGGTGCCAGCATAAAAACAATCCGGGTGGTATTTCTTGACCCACGCCGCAGCGAGGATCGAATCCAAGGGGAACCACGGATCGTTCCCTACCACACGGCCGTCCTGCATGACGGCGGTGACCTTCAATGGACGCATGATCATACATCCGCACCTGCCAACAGAGATTTCAGTTCGGGCGCGTGGTCCTCCAGATACTGCTCATAGAGGCGAATCAGGAAATCGTCGTACTTTCCCTTGGCCTCCTCCGCCGGCCGCGACAGCCAGAGGCAATCGGACGCCGAGATGGCCAGAAATCTCCCCTCCGGCTTCGCCGCCCCTACCGGCCGCCAGTCGTATTCAATTTCCACCAGACCGCATCCCGTGCCGGACTTTCCGCCGATATAGGGGTGCTTGGAAAACTCGGCCAACGCCGAAACAAACGCCCCCACTTCAAGATCGGTCATGTCGCACAGGTCTATCCGCTGATAGAGCACGGCACCGGCCGCCAGCATCTCCACGCTGTAACGCATCTGCTGGGGCATGCTTTCCCTTTTTCTCGCCTCCTTCTGGCGCCTTCCGCCTTTGTGGTCCTTCTCTTCCTCTCCCGGCTCTCCGCTGGCCAGGTACTCGGGAGGCGCCTCGATGGGTACCGCTGTTTGCGCCGTATCCAGCAGGTGGCGGCGCAGGATTTCGTTCTTGGCATCATCCGTGCGCGTAAAAGACTTTTCATATGTCCACCGCTTCCAGGACGGAGGTTTGTCCTGACGCAGGTGCGCCGGCAGCACCCGCTGGCACTCCGCCACGAGCGGATACATGGCCCCCACCTTTATCTTGCCGGGGAGAATCTGGCTTCCCACGGCCCCACCGAAGACGGACAGGAACGGTAGGCTTCGGCGGTAGGCGCGGNCCATGTCGATGTCCACCACCTGGAGGCCGCTGAGAGCGCCCCCGGAAAACAGCAGATAGAACACATCGGGACTATAGCGCATTCCGCCCAGCTTGTTTGACAGGTACACCGCGCCGCAGTCGCGCAGATGCCCGCGGAAGGCGTTACCGCTATATAGGGTGACTTCGCAGGGCATCCCGTCCGGGCCGATCAGGGTGTCGGTCGCCAGATAGGAGTCGGGCCCTAGGCTTTCGCCTATGTGCGACATAGGCGAAAGAAGGGTTATTTTGCCATCCAGTCTGATGCTCCTGAGCGTGCCATCGGCAAATGCGTTTTCATGCGTCATAGCTGTTATCCCCCTCGTTTGTTTCCAGGAATTTACCCTCCAGTGGACGTTCACGCTCCAGCCGGTCACGTACCAGCAAGACGATCAGGGCCGCCTGGCGATAGAGTAGGTCGAGCACCGTCCTGTGATCGACGCTCTGCAAGACGTCCGTCAGAAAATGACGCCTGCCGTCGTCCGGCACATGTACCAGTGTCCCGTCCGGCATCAGCTTCATGGACAGCAGCCCGTCAGGGGCGGTGTTGGCCCACCGCGGCTGAATGGTCGGGCAGTGCAATTTCGGCTTCAGCCTTTCGATGAACTCTCCGAGATCCTCCGCGCGTTTGGCCACCGATTTGACAGCGCGCTCGATCATCGACCACATGTCCAGGGACGGCCTGAATCGCCGCGGGTCCCGGCTGCGGTAGACGACATAGACCAACAGGGCGCCGACGGCCGCATCCTCGTTGTCGGTATCGAAGTTGTAGCGCATCTGTCACTCTCCCTCCTTTTTCTGGGCGACGAATACCGCCAGTTCAAACAGACGGCTGTTTCTGTGGGGTGCTATCGCCTCCTCCAGCGATTGAAATTCACTCATTCCGAATCGCCTGACGTGTTCCTGCTTATAGCGCCCGGTTCGGATCTCCTCTTTTGGAAAAGCGGTATACAGCCTTTCGATACAGGAGATCATCCTGGCCAGGGAGAAAACATCAACGACAACGGGGATCTCCTCGAATTGCACGGGGTAGAAGTCTCTCGCGCACGCGATTGTGGCGCGAAAGTGGAGCCATTTCTGGCCGGAGACGGGGATGCAGAGAACGAAGGGCGGAACGGGAGGGTCGAGAAGCGTTTCGCGGACTTGTGCCCGGCTTGGGAATCGCAGAACGTCGGAGGTGGCCAAAAGGGCATAGTTGCGCAATGCCATGTATGAGAGGCAGAACGCGCACCCCTGGCAAACAGAGCCGCTGGTCGGGCGCCGGGCCTTGTCTATATCCGTGAAGGTGTCCCGGATGGCCAGCTTAACCGGCAGACCAACGCCGTCGGTCGGGGCGCCGCACAGCCAGCAGTGGGCGTCGGCCACGGCCTGCACGTTCACGTCGGGCAATGTAACGCCCGTGAGATCGCCGCACTGGATCACCACGGGATCGCTCTTACGCGCGGCCTTATTCATTCTTTCCGGCCGCCACGGTGTGGGCGTCAGAATCACGCCGGAATTGAGTGCCGCCCGACGGATGAATTGGGTCGGGGATGTCGCCTCCAATTACACCGCTCCTTCCGTAGATTCTCATTCCCGGTAAGAGAACTGTGGGAACTACTGGCCAGGAATTGGTCTTGTGCCTTTCCGTGGCAACCGGTAGCCAGTATTCAATGTCTCGGAAATGCGCCCGGTAAACAGGGCATCGCCGACGATTATAGGTTTGCCACAAAATCGGCGGTCCCGGATCCTGTAAGGCGCCCTGAATTATCATCCGGATCGTCCGGGTGGGTAGCCCAGCCACGCGCTCCTGGAATTTCCGCACGGCGTGCGGTGGAATGTAATATGGCGTAGCAAATATCATGGTCTGCGCTCCTCGTGGCGTAGGAAATCATCTATGATGCGCCGGAGAAGCTCCGACAATCGCAGCCCGGCGTCCTTGGCCATCTGAGCCAGGCGCCGGTGCTGGACCTCGGTCAGGTATACCTGGTATCTTTTCATTCGACCATCCCCCATATATAGTATACACCGGGTTGGTGTATAAGGCAAGCCAAAAAAAATACCCTCGGCCCGAAGGCCGAGGGGTCGAAACTTCCTAGATATACTGCTACGCTCAGCATATGACGGTCGGCCATGGCCACCATGGGTACGGCGCCACGGTCGAGTCTGGCATGGGACCGATGTACGGCATAGGCACCGATATCGGCACCACGGCCGGCCGCGCATCCTTGCACCGCTGGCAGTGCTGGCAGACATCGGCATTTCCTCGATACACCGCGTCAATGGGGCAATCGGGACAGTTATACGCTTCCATGCGGCATCACCTCATCCTTGGTCGGAGTCTTGGCGTCCGACGTCACCGCTCCCCACACATCCTTAGCCTCGCCAACCGCCGCCTCGATCAGGGCCTGCCACTGGGCGTCGGTCAGGTGGATGCCGATATGGGCAGCCAGTTCCTTGGCTTTATCGAGCGCCATCTGGTACTTCTGGCTGGACACCTTGATTCCCAGGGCATCCGCCACCTGCTCCACGAACGTCACGGCGATACCGGCGATTCCGTTGGCCGTCTGAAGCTGCTTGGCCGTGTAGTGCTTGTGGACGTAGTTGGTCACCACCCCGAGCAAAACGGTCCCGGCCAGGGTGATCAGGTCTTTCAGAACGGTGAAAATCTGGGTCTGAACCGAAGAATCCACGGATCATTCCTCCCTATTCCGGCCAGCAATTCGCCGGCCAAACCTCGTACACGGCGCCGCACTTCGCGCACCGGATGAGCACCGTACCCTTCGTCCGCAAC